CCATCACTAGTACTCATTTCCCCATATCTTTGCCTGTTCATATCTACTGTATCCCAAGCTTCTTCTTTCATTCTATCCATTATATCTGTTATATGAGATATAAACTGAGAAAGACTAGCATCTACTACTCTAATATGTTGAGCTTTAGTACCAGCATCATCTTCTGAATCATCATACGTAAATATAGAACTAGCTTCAATTCTATGGATATTTTCTTCTTTTTCAATACTAGTACTACCAAATAAACTTTTAGGTATAAGTAATATCTTATCTTTATTTTTAGCTATAATTTTTTCTCTATAATAAGCAAATATATTACGAGCTATTTGAAAAGGTAAAATAGATTCAGGAATAGAAAATGTAAAATTACTATTAGGTATAATTTCAGATATACCATTATATGGAAGTTTACATCTATTATTATTATCCCTTCTTTGATAAGCAATTGGTCTAGGTTTAGTAAATATATCATCATATTCTCTACCAAATCTATAAGATTCCCATATTTCTTCAATCCACTCCCATTCTACTGATATATGACCTAACTCTGGTTTAAGTTCAAACTCATCAACTTCATAGATTTCTTCTATTAAATTACCTGTAATAGGATCTTCCATTAAAACGTTAGCAACTTTAACTTCAGTTTTAAATACAATATGATAAGCATCTACCATTAAATGAGAATCAGTTATATTATAAGAATCATTCTCTATAAACTGACCGTGTTTTGTGGCAAATGTTTCATAAGTTTTACTATCCATAGAACTTTTAAAGATATGTAATGGAACTTGTATTCCACTACTAGAATTAGTATAATTTTCTATATAATCCTTAATCTTATTTAAAGTTTTATCATCTAAAATATCACTAAATCTTTCTAATATTTGATAATAACTAATGCGAAATTTCCTAACTCCTGCATCATGATCTTCTACGAAAGGTTCACCATTAGTTATAGGTCTATATTCAAGAGGAGATATAATCTCTTTATAAAGGGAACCATTTCTAATATCCCTGTAGGAATAAGTAACGCCTGCTACAACATAGTAATAAAAAGCAGTATAATATTTAATATGAGATTCTGTCCAATCAAGAATAGCATCAAGAATAGATTGACCGTCAGCAGCTACTTCATCTCTATAATTTTCTTTAAAATCTTTATAAAACTTTTCAAAATCAGGTATATCTTTAGTATCGACACCTGTATTAACATTCATTTCATTAAGAACATTTATATACTGTTGAACAGCTAACTTGCTCATTTCTTCTGCTAGCTTATCGTTAAACCTAGATACTACATCCATATCATTAGCTTTAACTTGAAACTGAAATGGCTGTTTAATGTATTCCCCTATAAAACGTCTTACAATATCTTTTATAATATCATAATTACGCATATCAGCTGGAAACCTAGTAAATCTTTCATCTACTGCATTATAAGGATTTAGAACTTTACGATAATCATTAAGGTCTATTTCTTCTGACATTATATTAAACCTACGATTAGCTTGTTCTACAAGAGAAGTACTACTTTGATCTATAAAGTAATTAATAGTATCTATATAAAATCTCTTCTTAACTTTTTCTTTCCTGCTAGTTCTTTGCTCAGGATATACATGACCACTCATATTAATATTATTTTAATACCAAGCTCTTTCAAAAAGATCTTGTCCTATTGTTTCATTTAGTTCTTCTACTAGTCTATTTTTCGCCAATTCTTTAGCAGCTTTTAACTCCATTTTCTTATGCTTAAACGCTTCAATTATAGCATCTGATACTCTATCAAAGTTACCATCATATTTAAACTTATCTACTTCTAATAAGAATGATAAATCAGGTATAGTTTCAAAGAATAATATATCATTACCATCATCATCTTTACCTACAGTTTCATATAACATTCTTTTAAGTAGTCTTAAACCTTTAAGTTTTATAATATCATTACCTAGATTCATACCTATTGTTGTAATTTGAGAAGGTTTTATCTTATTATCCCAAACCATAGTAGGTTCTTTATCTAGCATTTGTTTACAATTCCACTTCTTAAAGTTAGATACAGTTTCACCTCTATTTGTTTCAGCTAATATTATACCTTTATGTCCGCCATAAAGTAAACCTAAATTCTTAACTATCCTATCTGCATCTTCTAAATCAGGAGGTCTACCATAGTAATTAGCAACTCTAAGTTTATGAACATTGTTAAAATATGTATTAGGATTCATCCAAACTGTAGCAGAATTATTAGAATGCTTATTGGTAATATCATCTTTATCTTTACTTTTTCCTACAGGGTCATAAGATATAGTATATATATCTGGAACTTTACCAGTTCTAGGATCAATATATGGAAAATGCCATATTCTAGTACAACCGTATCTATCTATCTTAGGTCTATGTGGAACATCTGCAATATATTCATGAATCTTCTTACCCTCTGAGAATAGTTTTTCATTAGATATAAACTTAACTTTATCTTGAGTTATTTCTTCAATAATACCATCTGTATAGAACTTATAATCGGGATTATTTTTAACCTTATTAATATGAGCAGTAAGTTTCTCAGATGAGAACATATTATCACTACTAGCATTAAAAGATTCAGAAGGCATATTTGCATACTGACCACAAAAAAGAAGATGCTCAGATATACTTTTTGAATTATCTTTATTCTTTTTCCTTTCAGCAACAGATATTTCATAAGCTACTTCATAATTAGTATTACCGTCTTCATCTATTGATGCTCTACCATCATCTGTAAAACCCTGTAAAGAATCAATATAAGGTTTAAAGAAACCACAAACATTATTCCTAGAATCTTTATCCCATATATTTTCAAATGGCATAAAGTTATGAGATTTAGGAGAATAAAAGTTTCTTTCAAATAAAGCCCAATCTCCTTCGGTAGCACCACCTGTACCCCATGCTGTAATAAGCCCAGTTGTAATACTACCAGTACGAGTAGTAGGTTCTGTTACACCCATAAAAGCATCAAATATAGGAAATGTACTAAGTTCTTCACATTTTATTTCTCTTGCATCTTTACCAATAGCAACTTCTGAGTTAGTAGGCCCGGTAGTTAAACTAAGAATCTGACTTTGATAACCATCATCTGTATTATCTTTCTTTTTATATCCTAATTTAAGACCTTCTATATTTACACTAATAAACCCTCTAACAAAAGGAGTATTAATTTCATAATGCTCAAGTTGCATCTTTGTCATATTAGTTAAAGATCTAGCTTTAATAATATATTTAGAATCAGATGCAACGTGTATAACAGTAGACTTAGGATATAAATTAGCATTATTAGCACTACCAATAGCTTCCATATAACTAAATCCAGCACGACGAGTTTTAGCTGCTATAAGGTGATAACCATTATTCTTAGCAAACTCTTTAGATTTATACCACCAATATTGAGCTCCAAAGAATATAGGAACACCTTCTGTTTTATTACCAGTAACACTACCACTTTTACTAACTACAACAGAAGACTCATCTAACTTCTGCATAGTACCATAGTTAATAAAATTATAATGTTCACCTGTAATACGAAGAGGTTTTAAAAGAAAATATGCTTCATCTTCTTTACCTTCTTTTACAAGTCTATCATATAACTTTTGGTCTTTATATAATAACTTACACTTAGCAGTAAATCCAATCTTACGTCTATTTTCTTCTTGTATTCTAAATCTACGATGAGGAGCAGAATCTATAGGATGTTTAGTATAAACTCCATACTTTTCGTAGTATCTTGCAGCAGGTCTTAGCTCATGAGTTCTTCTATATACAAAATTAACATTAAATAAAAATCCACCACTCTCCCCGACAAGAAAGTCCTCATCTTTATCAAAATATCCTAAATCAGATGCTTTAGGATACTTACTCTTATCTTCTAGATAATAAAATACAAATGGTGGAAGTTTACCTATCATAATAATAAAATCAATAACAGAATGCTAATACCAGTAGTTAAATTAGCTCTATTTCGAACTTTCTTTATTTTTCTATCTTTATCTAATAACTTTAAATCAGTAACTTTCTCATTAGCTTCTATAATATTTTTAAGATTACTAACCTGTAACTTATAATTCTCATTAATTGTATCAGAAGTTAATATTATATTTCCTGATATATTAGTTATCTTAGTATATATTCTTAGTTCTTCTCTTACTTGTTCATATTCAGAAAATACAATATTACAAACTCTAATATCATTTACTGAAATTAATACTGAATCGCTCTTTGTATTTTGAGATATTCCTGTAGAATAAGTCCACATTAACACTATCACTAGAATTAATAATTTCTTCATAATTTTGTTGATTAATTTCTTTATAATATTCAATACTATCTTCTAATGTTCTTATATCTGATTTAAACCTCTGAACATGAATAAGTAAATTATTATTAGATTCTTCTAACTTTAAATTCTCTTCCTGTATAGTAGTAATATCTGCTTCATACTCATCTATAGTAGATTCTATAAGATTTTTATATTTATTACTCATAGACATATTAAATAAGATAGCTGATAGGACAACTACTGCTAATATTATATAACCTAATTTACTCATATTAATTAGTTTTATCAAAAGTACTCTGAGTTATTTTACCAGTTAATGCTAATATTATAAGAGATAGTATTATATATTCATTTATACTTACATCAAATGTAATCTTATAGATATATAACAAGAAAGATATATACAATACAAAAGTACTACCTAACCTAGTCCAACTAACCCCAGAGCCATCTTTAGTTCTATGAACATCAATAAAAAAATCCCTAGCCTTACGACTAGAGATTATAGAAA